AGGAATCGGTCAACACCACACCAGAAGTAAATTCCGTCATATTCAATTACGCATTGTGATGAGAGGATTGAAGTCTGGTTTGTTACAATATCATACGTCCAATAGATTGTTGATGTACCTACAGTAGTAGGATTATACACTACGCGAATTAAAGAATCTAATGACCAGAATAAACCAGCGGGAGCAGTTGTACCCCCGCGTACGGGTAAGCCTTTTACAATTTTTGTAGCAGCTACGTTATTCTCGTTTGCATCTGCACCGACCCAGTTCTGCAGGTCTCCCGCTGAATTGTTTTTGAGTAAGCCGTTATTACCGTAAACAAATAGGTAAGGGTAAAGCATTACGCAGCCGCCTGAGACTTCAATATTGTTGTCAAACGTAAATGAGGTCGGACTACCCGACACGGCATTACTAATAGTAACTGTAGTCAACGGGCTGGGGCTAGTCACCACTGTTACAAATGTGACAGTGGTATTAGCAGGAATACCCGAACCAGTTACGGTCTGACCTACTGCAATCAAATAGTTCTCAGTAGGGATTGAAATTGTAGTTCCACTGGCAGTTCCCGTAGCAGTAAACACGCCCACTTTAGACATTGAACCACCAGGAAATGTTCCAAACAATACAGGTGTATTGAAGGTGCTGTCAATATCTTGTAGATTTTGTCCTGGATGAGCGATGATTGTCAAAGCACCTGTTCCAGCTGAATCATAAGAAATATCAAATTGCCAGAGGTTATTACTATTTGCGGTGAATGCGCTCAATACAGTGATACCGAGTTGAAATCCTGAACCTGTTCCTCCGATTGATGAAGGATCCGCACTCAATATGTCAGTGGATATATAACCAGATCCCGCATAGGCGATTGTGACCGAGGTCACTTTATTACTTGAAACAGTAATATTAGCAGTAGCCCCTGTACCTGAACCACCTGTTAATAAAACATTAGTATATGTACCGTTAGTATATGCGCTACCTTGGTTTAATATAGTTTCAGTTGCAATTGAGCCATAAAAGCCAATTGGATATGGGCCAGAACCTACGCCGTCATCATTGTCAGTCTGCCAATACTGCAGTGAATCTGAATAACCACCATAAACATAGTTTTCACCGTCTTGAGATTGCATCAGCATACCCCGAGTAATACCAGGAGCATTCAAGAATATACCTTTATAACCCCAAATTTTACGCGGACGACCCCGTTGAAAACGAACCCATTGCCCGTCAACATAGCAAGGTGCATCAAAGAGAGTTCCGTCCCTTTGAATTCCAGGCTGTATAGATAAGTTATAGACTTCAGCGGTCAAAAGTTACCTCCACCAATTCCGTTTGGCACGTATAATCCGTTCGCGCTGAATAGACCTGCTAATAAGTTATTAACCACAAAACCAAGTTGTCCAGAACTAGGTAAATATAAACCAGTATTATTATCTCCAGCAAACTTTAAAGACGGCACGGATAATGAACCATTACCGAGGGTTAATGACGTAATAGAGCTAGAAGAACCCGATGATGCACTGTATACATTAGTTCCGTCACAAATAAGCAATAAGGTTGTACCTTGAGGAACAGTTACAACTTGAGCACCAACCGAGGTTGTTTTAAAGGTTAAAGTAAAAGATCCAGTAGTCTGGTTATTAATTGAATACAATTGAACAGTCGGCGGAAGAATAACAATTTGATTACTAGTCAAAGTTCCGCTGATTTCTTGAATTAAGTTTGATGCCTGTGAGGCGGTTTCAGTATACGTACCACCAGTGACTACCAATGAAAGAATAGTAAAAGCAAATTGAACTGCCTGACCGTATCCGAACGTATTCCAGCCATTTCCGTTAGAAACGATTACAAAAGACTCAGTAATCTGCAACTGAGTAGAAGCATTACCGTCAATAAGGTCAGAACCTACGGGTACAATATTCAAAATACCCGTTCCGTTATTGCGGATCATTGTAAACCAATTGTTACCCACGCTTGAAGCTGAAGGTAACGTAAAAGTTCCCGCGCCGCCTTCCCAGATTGTAAATTGGGCGCGGTTAGTAGAATCAAGAGCAGAGTTTGAATAATAGTTAGTAACAGGATACGCTTGATTCAGAGTATGACCGAGGGGTATTAATCCGTAACCTGCGAGGGCGGCAGCGTCTGCAGCTGAAGTTCCAGCGCCAAAAGTAACTGAAGCCCATAATCCGTTAACTGTGGTATTGTCAGTTACGTAAAGATAAATTGAAATACCTGAATTAACACTAGCGAGGGTGTTTCCACCGTTATCCTCAACAGTAAAGGTATTAGCGCTGACGTTAGTAATGATGACTGCCTGCCCAGTTGAAACTTGAGCCGCAGGGGGCATGAGTAAAGCTAAACCCGTAGTAGTGGCATCTACTTCAACAATATTAGCTGCTACGTTAGCACCTACGTTACCGTTAATTGGCCATTCAAGAGTAGTATCAACTGAAAGAGTTAAAGCATTATAACCCACCTGAGAAGGTGAAATTGTCGCGCCAGTAAAGGGATTTGTGTATTCCATGATTAAACCATTTCTTTAGAAGTCATTTTAGCTTTTCTAATTGCCCAAGCTGCTTTGTTAGATTCGCTCATTTTAAGCCTTGTAAACTCAGTTCGCTTTTGCCCAATATTTTTAGAAACTCTATTCATTATGGTTTCTATAGACTGTTTTCTACCTTTAACAGACCTGCTAATATTTGCTTTACCTTCTTGTGAACGAGGTTTTTTCATTTTAGAAATAACTTCTGATTTAGACATTGCTTCTTTTGTTTTAAGAGTGTGAGTTTTCTTAAATTCTTCACAGTTCATATCACGAACACGTTTTGCTTTAAATTCAGGATTAGCCCACATTTCTTTTGATTTAGCAGAAATTAAACTTTTAGAATCTTTTGAAAATTTATAACCAGAAATACCATCTCCGCCGTGTGTCTGGTTTACTAATTTATTACCTCTTCTTTTATATATGTCTATAGCTTCTTGTTCAATCAAAAACGCTAATTCTTCATCTATATCAGTTTTTATAAATTTGACAATAAAGTCTTTAAATTTATTTACAACATTTAACCAATGTTTATTTCTATTTTCAATAGACCAAGCGCGATTTAATTTACCTTTACCAACATAAAACATTGAACCATCTGGTCTAAAATGAGTATACGTGTAAAATATATTCATATTAAGAATCCTGCGCGATAGCCTGACGATCAGCTATTCTCAATTTATCTTCATTGGATAAGGCTTGCAAGGCTTCGGAATATTTTTGTTGGAAAATAGTTCTTTGTTCTGTCTTCAAAAATGGCATTGCTTGAAGTAAAGTTCCGTAAAGCATCGCATTCGGCGCGTTACGAGTTAGCCAATTTGTTTGGTTTTCAGTAGACAACGGTTGAATACGCTCGTAATAGAGCACTTCAAACGGGTATGCGAGGTCTGGTGTAGGTGAAACTAACCAGTTGTCATAATCATAGTCGGCATAATACAACGGCGTACCAGTCGTCGCTCCACTAGAGTAATTGATTAGGTATTCATATTTACGCAATAGAACAGGTTGCTTCTTTCCGTTTACCGTAATGTTGAATGAAGTTGTTTTACGCCACCTTGCAGGTTTCGGTATAATCGAATTGCTCGCCGCCATTATTGACTCAGCGACAGCCTGTTGCCCTAATGACTTCATCATCTCAGCAATTTCAAATTCAGCGAGCATGATGAAGTTAGGAATCTGCTCAACAGTAGAAGCATCTTTACGCTCTAAGTACTGAAGTACATTAGATGAAAGATTATCATACGTCATTGCATAGGCTGGAATACTCATGGGGTTATCCTAACAATGTGCTAGCGTTACCGCGGACTACGTCAATACGAGACAACCAACCTTTACCGAATGTCGGGAAAGTAGGTAATGACTCGTAGAACTCTTTTTTAGCGTTTGAAAATCGAGTGATTAAGTCATTTTTGTCCATGACGTCAATATTTTGCAAGGTTACTGGACCAATTGCACCGTCTTCAGGTACTCCGATAGCTTTTTGTAAAATCTTTATTGATCTACCAGGACCAGCGTTTACCGCAAAGTCAAATACTAGGTAATCTATACCTGAAGGTAAATCATCACACTTACAAGTATCCCAGTATTTCTTTTCATATAATACGGCTACGTCATCTTTTGTGAGGTTGCGCATTTCTTTTTCGCTTGTCTCACGACCTTTAAATTCTGACCATACTTTTGCCGTAACCCCGAGGTTAGTCATACCACCTGGATCCTTTGGGTTGTTTACGAATCCACCCTCAGATTTGAGAAGCATTTCTAAAGACTTTTCAAAATTTTGATTCATCGTCGCTACCTATTTTAATACCAGTGATCAAGCCTAAAAACCCACCTACGATTGTTTGAAAAGAAGGTCCAATAATTTGAAACACTTTGTCATCATCAATGGTAGGGTCAATAATAGCATAAATAAACATCGCTATCATCGCAATTATAACCGCTACGAGTGACCAAGTAGCCACCAGTATAATTTTATCTTTATTTTGCATCTTCTGTAGTTCCCTTTTTAGCCATAATCTTTTCTAGAGTACGACCGCCAAAGTAAGCTGACATAATCAACATACCCCATTGACCTAGGAGTTCTACATACGCCTGTTTTACGTTCAAATCAAATGCTGATGAGGTAGCAAATATAAAATACCCTGCTAGGATAGCGATAAGAGTCATAGGGCGAATATTTTTTGAAAGCCAACTATCGCTAGCCAAGTCTGACTTCCAGCGATCTGAGACGTTATTCTGTTCATTCATATCCGCTTGAAGTTCATTCAAGTGACCGTCATTAGCCAACTTTTGAAGTTCAAGTTGTGCTTGGGCTTTTGCTTGTGGGTCTGGTATTACTTTGTCAATAATTTTAAGACCAGCACCTACGATATCGTCTATACCAAACATATTAATAAGTTCCCATAATTAAAATTCCCGCAATAAGCCAGATACACAAAACTATAAAAAACCATATCCATCTTTCATTCATTCTTTTACACCCCAAGTAAAATACCATGCTATCAAAGCCGCCAGAGCAAAACAGTAAAATTGCACTTTACGTATTTCCTTCAAGTCATGTTGAAACTCTTCATTAGCTTTGCGTTCCATGTTTTCTATATCTAACTTGATTTTGAGAACTGCTTCCCATTCTTTTGCACCGTACTTTTTTACAAAGTCTATTTTGAGTTTTGCTTCATTGTCACTAATTTGCTTCTTTTTGTTCCAGTCTTCTAGCGCTTTTATCAAGGCTGTTTGCTTTTTGAACTCTGCTTCTCTCGCTGCTCTACGTCTTTCCGCTGCTTTTTGTTGAGCTACGTCTAATCCGTCTTTTTGAATTCCTTCTATACTTTTAGATAATCCTTTTGAGGCTTCTCGACTTGCATCAAGACTGCCGCTTAGAGCTTTCGCCCCTTCGGATATACCAAAAGGATCTGACATTTTTCATTTTTCAATAAAATGCTTAATTAAGTCTGCTGCAAAATTGGGACCTAGTAACACCGCGCCAATGATAGCATAAAGCAGGTATTCAATTTTCTGCATACGCTTTGTGCCTTTTGTAAAAGCATCTTGAATACCTTGATATCGTTCTGCGCAAACTGCTTCATGTGCAAACAATCGCTTTTCAGTATCATTGACTTGATGTTCTAAGTCTTCCATTTTACTTCTCTTGAGTTGGTTCGGCAGTTTCTACAGGGGCTATTTCAGTTTCTACCGGAGTAGCTTCAATTACTGGTTCAGCAACTTCTGTAGATGCTACTGGGGTTTCAATTACAACTTCTGCAATTGTTAATTCACCGTTAGGAGCGATTGGCGCAGGAGGAGGTACAATTGCAGCAGCAGGCTCAGAGTATTTACTTTTTACGTGAGCGATAAAGCTCAAGATTTCACTCTTTGCCTTAGTTTCAAAAGTTTCTAAGTGTGCTTCGATTTCTTTGAGGAAGTTCATAATTATTCCTTTGGTGCTTCTGGTTCAGCAGGAGCGGCTTCAGGCGCGGGAGCACCTTGAGCGGCAGCTTGTGTTTGAATACCGTTGATTAAGCCAGCGACTTCAACAAAAGGGCGTGAGCCAAGGTATTGCAAAATACCGTTAACCAAGTCAGTTGAAAATGTAAGTTTGTCCATTTTTTAATATCCTAAAAAATTACCATCAGAAGTGAGTCTGTCCATCTGTACTACATTCCATGTGTAATTCATTTTTATACCCCTAACTTGTTAGCTTCTTGCTGTGC